GTCAGCTGGTAGTTCTGCGGTGTGACGCTATGCCTGAACCTGACGACGCCAGCGCTTAGTGATGGCTGCTCCGTCAGCGGGAACAACCCGAAGTCGTAGGCCCTGGTGGCAGGCTCCAGCTCAGGGAATGTGGCCATTAGTTCTGCAGCGTGATGGTGCTGGCAGCCACTGAGAAGGTTCCACCGCTGCTGGATACATCGCTGCCGAAATCGGCATAGGCGACCAGTTCATCAGCGCTCGATGCGCCACCGCGAGATTTGTAGTAAACGCAGCCGCGAGCGGTGATAGTGCTGCTGGCCCAGGAGACGGCGCCAAACTGAATGGTTACTCGGTCGTTGGCGGTGTCCTTGGTGACGGTGACCGCGCTGGTGGCGCCGCCAGCGGTGTATCCGGTGCCGCTCACTTCATTGGTTACGTCGTCACGAAAATCGTGAGCATCTTTTGACGCGACGTAGGCCGATGTGACCAGCATCGCCTTAAAGGTATTGCTGTCGAAGTCAATGTCACCGCGCGCCATCTCGTCTGGTGCTGAGTTGTAGATCAGGGATGCCATAGCTGTGCCGGGTGATAGTTACAGGTTAAGCGCCTGATGCAGCACCAGCCGCCAGCGATGCGGTAATGGTGAGATCAAAGCCTGGCGATTCAACGCTAGTCGCACCAGCCGCGAAGCTGATGGTGATTGTCTGCGCCAGTGGTGTCACCGTTGCCAGCGTGACGCGGATTGTGAACTCAGCGCCGTTGATGTTGGCGCCCTCGGGCGGCACCGTCACCAGCTCTACGCTCACGTTGTAACGCTGAGCGCATGGGATGTCTTCAACTTGTGGCGCGTTGGCGTAGATCCAGCTGTAGCCAGCCGGCGTAAAATATGCCGGCGTGGTCATGCCACTGAGCAGGCTGTCGGGAATGGTGAAGCTGAGAAAGCGCCCCCGCTGGCCAACGTAGTGGCTGCGGACGCTAAGCATCTCCGATTCAGTGAGACCTAGGAAGCTCAGGCGTAGTTGCTGGTCCAGAATTACATTGCTAGTCCGCACACGACTCTGTAGCCCCTTAAGGGTTGGGATCTCAGAGTGAGGATGCCGCCCTGGCGTAAAGGTCCGGCTTGATGGGTGGAGCGTGGGGAAGGTCGCCATGATTTAAGCCGGCCTCCCTGTAGGTTCTGTAAAGAACCTCAGGGTGCATTGATAGAACGCGCCGCGGTGGCTGCTGTTTTCGGACTCATAATCAAGCACCAATACATTTGTTGACCCCGGTGGTAAAACAAAGGGACCACTTGCAAGCTCTTCCTGCACAGGCGGGAACATGAGGCAGTTATCGACATTATACTTATCAGTGTCTGATAAGGCGCGCCTGATTTCTTGTCCATTGAATGATATAGTCATTACGTCATCCTCATATGGCCCATCAATAGGGTCGATAGCATAGGATTTTACAGCGCCTGTTAATTCTAAATGTAAGAAAAGCCGGCGAGTTGTAATAATAGTGGCCGTGGCTTGGCCAGCTTGGTCATTGCTTGGATTAGACCCGCCGCAGGTGGTGCCGTCTTGAATATTAAACCTAATCGTTAACCCTCCTGGTTCAAACACCCACCCGCCAGGGCCAGCAACTAACCCGCTTTGAGTAGTGGCCCAGCTGATATTAACGTCAGATCCTAGATCATCCTTAGGGTTTTCTTGATCATCGCCAAGACCTTCCTCTTCGACCTCGCTGATTGCAATTCCATAATCAGGGAATGTTGCTTCCGTAAACGTCTCAGCCGGCACACTGGTATCCGCTGAAGAGTTCACGTCGCAGGTGATACCGGTCAGCCCGGTTGGCAGCAATAGGCCAGTGCCTGTGGCGGCGGCGACTTCCTGCGCTACCACACTGGCGCGGTTGGCATCGACCGGAAAGTGGGTCAGGTCCAGCTGCACCTCACCCGTGATCGACTTGCCGATCCTGTCCACCTCGTAGAGGTAGTCGTGAACGCTGTCCGCTCCGGTAGATGCCACACGCTTCAATCGCACCCGCACCAGATCACCAGCCGCAAGGTTTTCGTTAAACGCATCAGGCTTCACGCCAATCATCAGCCGGTGAGTAACGTGCTTGCGCTTTGACAGGATGTAAGTGCCCACCTTGACTGCGTGGTTTTCAGTAGAGCAGAATCCGCTCAGGTCGTGCTGCTCATACGGTCCATCAACAGCAGTGTTGGTGTAACGCACCTCAGCAGTGCGCATTACAGGTATGCCTAGATCATCCTGCTGCCGCCACAGCACCGTGGCGCAGAACGGCTTACGGTCTGCCAGCGGCGTGTAGATGATTTCAAAGCTGCCTGGGATTATGTGCTCTTCGGTGAAAGTAAACGCCCAGTCAACTGGCCCGGTGTTGATGCTGCCGTTGGCGTTGGTTGGCAGCAGTGGCACAAGCGCTTCCTTGCCGCCTATCCGAGTCTGGCGCAACAGGAAATATGGCAACGTGTCGCCAACCCAGTCGAGCAGGTTGGTGGATTGGCTCACCACTCCGTTAAACCAAAACCCATTGACATTGGTAAATGTTGCTGCTGCCAGAAAACTGGTGGCGGTGTCGATCATTGCATCAGGCACCTTGGAGCTATTGCGCAGCAGATACAGCAGCAGATCAGCCACGTTGTTGCTGGGGCCTGTGACGCTATCGAGTAGCCGTGAGACGTAGATTCCGCCACGGATAAAGCAATGCACCTGGCGGTTCCACTGGTCAAATCCTGCCGGGATGGTGACCGAGAACGCCATTGTGCTCAGCCCGTCATAGGTGCCACTGGTGCCGCAATAGGTTGGCGCCTCTAGGTTTGGCGAGTTGTTGATAAAGTTGCCGGCCACAAAGGTGCCAGCTCGCCGGTCGTAGGTCTGGGTGAAGCTGCCCACTCGGCAAGCGCGTTGAAATACATCACGCACCTGGATCGAATTAATCTGCCCTTCGCTGAGCACTAGGTGGTAACTGGCTGTGATGTTGCTTGATGCGTCGTCCTCAAACCTGGCCTCTGTTGCCGGCGGGCTGATTAATACGCCACCAGTGCCACCAGTGCGGCGACAGAACACAATCGGGATCGGCTCACCAACGACTGCGCTGCGTTGTTTTACGTCAAGCGGGCTATTGCCTTCTGCTCCCTTTTCAACTAACGGGGTACTAACTTCAGCACTTGCCGGCAGCACCCCAGAGGTTGACCTAACCCTTCGGGGAACTTGAGTATAAGGAGTATTTACAGCTGGCATGGCGCTCCTATTAGTTTTGTTGTGAACTTACGCGGCGGAACTTGAGCGCCGACTGGTGAGATGCTACTGCCAAGCTCCATTGTGATCTGAGTAAAGCCACCTGACACACCAACCACCTCGCCTAGGTACGACGCGATCAACGTCTGCCCAGCCTGCGGGGTGCTGTTGCCCAGGATGGCGTCGAACTCATACAGGCGCAGCTCTGCCAGTCGGGCTTCGTTGAGCGCCTGCAGCACCACCTCGATTACGTTGGTGGTGGCCGGCAGGGTGACTGAAATTGAGGCTTCTGATTGCACCTCGCCAGCGGTAATCCCGTCAGCATCAAAATCTTGGTAGGCCCAGCTGGCGCCCTCCCACGTCACAGAGGAATTGACGTAGTAGGACTGCCACCGCTGATAGGTGGTGTTGCCTGAGAAGATGCGCAGGTATTGGGACTGGCCGCGATCCATTAGCGCACCCCCACTGCGCGGCGGCCTGCGGGTGTGCGCAGGCTGGCGTAGACGCCATTAGCCGTTGCTCGCATGGCGCGCTCCATGTCAGCCATGGAGACGTACTGCTGACCGCCCTGCTGCATCACTGGGCCAGTGGTGACATTGATCTGGGCATTGCCGCCCACGAAGCCGCCAGATGCACTGCCGCCACCGACGAAGCCGCCAGAGGCAAAGGCAGGAATTGCAGCACCACCGCGAGCACCGTTCAGGTAGTTCATGGCGAAGGCTGCGGCCTTGCGCTCAGGCACGATGTACTCAGGCTCAGCCTCACCAACTTTGGCAAGCGTTT